GTGTATGCAGCCACTGTCCATATGTCATAATCCGACAATTTTTTCAGGTACTCTACCTGTGCTTGAAACCAAGTGGGATCAATGTTGTTTTTTCTCATGTTGATAATATCTCTGGAATCCACGGCCCCGCCCTTTCTGAATGTAAGAGGAATTTCGATGATTTTTTCAGATCTTTTTAATGCCCTAGAATTGTTCAGTAATCTGATGGCGGGCATTTTTAATCTTAACGATTCCTTCTCAATTCCTTCCTTGGATGGTTTGAGTCTTGCGTCAACTTTTGATTTCCATACTTTTGCAATCGTATCTATATCCATCTTTCCATTGCGTCTCTTGCCGGCGTTGCTGGTTGTCATGGACTTTGGCGTGAACACCCGACGTTTTTTGGTGTCAACCTTGCCCGTGATCGAAACGGGGCTGCTATTGGTGGACGACTTTGGTGTGATCAACTTTCTGACGTTCGCCTTCTTGTCACCGTATCCTTTCGCGTCTATAGACACCTCAGGACGTTTATTGGTGTTGACCTTGTCCGTGTTCAAAACGGGGCTGCTTCTGCCACCGACGGCGATGACGGGGGACGACTTTGGCGTGAACAGCTTTTTGACGTACACCTTCTTACCGCCATCTCCTTTCACGTATGTGCGGCCCTTTGTGTCCGCGAACACCCGACGACCCTTTGCATTAACCTTGCCTGTGTTCGAAACAGGGCTGCTTTTGCCACCAACGGCAATGACGGGGCTGCTTTTGCCACCAACGGCGATGACGGGGCTGCTTTTGCCACCAACGGCAATGACGGGGGACGACTTTGGTGTGAACATCTTTTTGATGTACACCTTCTTGCCACCGTCTCCTTTCACGTATGTGCGGCCCTTTGTGTCCGCGAATACCCGGCGTTTTTTGGTGTTGACCTTGCCTGTGTTCGAAACAGGGCTGCTTTTGCCACCAACGGCAATGACGGGGGACGACTTTGGTGCGAACAGCTTTTTGACGTACACCTTCTTGCCACCATCTCCTTTCACGTATGTGCGGCCCTTTGTGTCCGTGAACGCCCGCCGACCCTTTGCATTAACCTTGCCTGTATCTATATCCATGTTATATGATAAATAAAATATTATTTTGATTGGGACCACATTTGACTCTGGCGCTGCACATTTAGTATGTAAAAAATTGACTTAAATAATGTTTGTAATAATTACAACAATATGCTCGCAAAAACATATGCAGATCATGTTAAGAATGCATTCAAAAATGCAGATAACATGGTAACCAAGATATCACCAGAGATCTTACAATTGGAAGGGATGTCTGGTTACAAAACTCGCGCCTTTTACAACAATCTTTCCTCAGCTTGGGGCGTGCGATATCTCGAGATTGGTTCTTGGAAAGGTAGCTCTGCCTGCTCTGCAATGTTCGGAAATAGTATGGATATAACAACAATTGATAACTGGAGCCAATTCAATGGGCCGCAAGCAGATTTTCAGAAAAACATTAACACATTCGGTGGTGATAACAGGATAACCACTATAAACAAAGATTCTTTTGAAGTGGACAATCTGCCTTACAAGTATAACGTGTATCTTTATGATGGCGATCATTCTATTGAAGCTCATGAAAAAGCACTCACACACTACATACATGCAATGGATGACACATTCATATTCATGGTAGACGATTGGATGTTCGAGGGAGTGCGCAAGGGCACCTATGATGCAATCGAAAAGCTAAACCTAAAAATAGAATACTATGAGGAACGTAGAAGGATGTTGTCTTCTGAAGATGATGATGGACCAGGGGGGTCAAGACAATGGTGGGTAACTGACAACGATGGTAGTCTTCGTATTGTTCAGTCAGAGCCTCAAGGATATTGGAATGGGATCGGTGTTTTTGTCCTTACAAAAAACAAATAGTTTAATCACAACTTTTCTTGGGACCACTTGAAACCATATGCGGATGGTCGTTTTCCTCTAGCACACTTGCTTATACTAGACCCATCAGTCTTTCCAAGAGCTCGTGCTGCTTCCTCACTAGAACCATAGGAGTCAACGTATGTGCCATCGATGGTATACTGATACACTTTCTTAGATGCGTGATTCTTCTCACCGGATCGTGATTCGCTCATCTTTTTCTTGGTCTCTTCACTCAATACCTTCCCGGTGTGTGCTTCGCTCAATTTTTGCTTGTGTTCATCACTCAATACCTTCCCGGTGTGTGCTTCGCTCATCTTTTGCTTGTGTTCCTCTGTGCGAGTCTTCCCGGTCTGTGCTTCGCTCATTTTTTTCTTGGTTTCCTCGCTCAATTTGCCAGTGGAACCACCGCCTTCCCGCAGATTATACCCACCAGGTGACAATGTTCCAAGCAATGCCACCAGCATCTCCTCGTAGAAATTAAGTTCCTCATCTGGAATCTCGTACCACTCTTTGTCAAAGTTATCCCATCCGTGCTTCTTGATGGCGGCCAAGATTGCCCTACACCCGCTGCGCTCAAGTTGGTGTTCTTTGAGGCGTTCTTCTATAGGACGGATTGTTTGCCCAATGTACGCTTTTCTGGACTTCTTCTTGAGCGTGAGCTTGTAAACGAAACCCATTTATGTGTGATTTTTACACTTATCATTATCTTTAACATGTCGATATGATATGCTGCGTGTGCTATGTTTAGATGTCATTTGACCCAGGGATCTGGAAAATGTATAACAATTGGTGCAAGGAACAATCTTTAAAAAATTCCACAAATACCACCAAATGTCGCTCGCAGACTTTGTGACAGAGTTCCTTGGAAATGACAAGTTCTGGTTTTCCAAGAATAACGAATTTGACAAATATCTAGAGGAGAAATATCAGCACCTGCTAGACAACCCATCTGGTGACGATTATCTGGGTCTCGCTATTTTGTATGATCAACTCCCTCGGCACGTTTTCAGGAGCTGTCAAAGCTCTCATATTGTAGAGTATTTTCTACGCAAGTCGCTGAGAAACTATGCCAAGATAGATCTTTCTCAGCTCACCGATGTCGAGTGGTGCTTTGCTCACCTCCCCGTGCGTCATACCAACAACCCCGTGTTGATCACTCTCACGGCAAAGAAGGCTTGGGAAAGGGTGGTCCCTGGACACGACCCTTTCCTCATCCGCTTCCTGAAGGCCACGTATGAAAGGTGTCCAATTTTGTCTCAAAGCAAATTCATCACCAAAATAGAAGGCAATACATTTTCGCCACAACTGCATGAACAAACGTTGCATTTCACACCAACCGGTCCTGTGCTACCAATGAACCCAAAGAATCATGTGGTGAAGGAAGTGATGAGTGCCCTGGTATCTCAGCGACCAACAAAGCTGATAATGAGCATCTCTGGCGGTTCTGATTCGATGGTTGCTTTCCACATCATTCATGGTCTGAAAGAAGCCTTTGGATATGACATTGATGTCGTTATGGTAAACTACACCAACCGGGATAGTGCATATGCTGAGGAGGCATTTGTTGCAGACTGGGTAAACTCTTTTGGATATCCTCTCCATGTGCGGAGGATCGATGAGATAAAGAGGAAGCAGTGTGTCGACAATCAGCTGAGAACTGTATATGAAAAGTATACTCGGGATGTCAGGTATGCCACATATAAGACACTGGGCCCACACCCAGTTGTCATGGGACATAATAAGGATGACTGCTTGGAAAACATTCTGCAAAACATTGGAAGTTGCCAAAAGTATGATAATCTTTCCGGAATGGACACGCTCGTGATCCAGGATGGCATTCCATTCTTCAGACCCCTGCTTGATGTTTCAAAGAATGACATCGTAGCATATGCCAGAGAGCATCAAATCCCTTTCCTCCCCAACTCTACACCCCCAACCATGAAGAGGGGACAGATACGGAACAAGGTGGCACCTGTGCTTAACGATTGGAATGATCTCTTTGTTCCGGGATTGTTCCAACTGAAGAAAACCATGGCGGACATGCACAAGGTTGTAGAAAAGAGCGTCGAGATGTTTGTGCAAAATTTTGATGCTAACCGTGTTGCGTGCGTGGACAAGTCATTCTTGGAGATGGGGGAAAACTTCTGGAAACTGTCGCTGAAGAAACTGTTCCCAACCGAAAACATCAGCAACAAGATGATAGTATCGCTGATGGAAACATTTACCAAGTGCGGTGATTTCTCAAAGTTTGAAATAAATAAAAACATACAGCTTATCGTCAAAAGTGCTTCTTCAAAAGTTACAATTGAATTCAAATTTCGCAACATGTAAGCATTTTACTTGAACCAAGGGAACTTGCCAGAGAATGCCCACACGAAGAGAATGTACAGTACAAAGGCACCTACCACAAAAGAAATCAGACCCTTCAGCAATTCTGCTCCCATTCCTTTATTCAAAAGGAATGTAATAACTATGGCCGCGGCAATAAGGGCCGTAACAACCGCAAGGTTGTTGTACACTCCCATTATGAATTTTTCCCACCCAATCATATTGCCAAGTATCAAAGTAATCACGACAAGGGAAATTATAACAGGGAGTATCATCTTAATAAACCAACATATTCTTTTTCATGTGAACATTTCAGTATAAAACTAAT